CCGGTGTCCGAGTCCGGGTTCGAGGGGGTGTAGCCGGTGATCGCCGAGTACATGCCGATCACGGACGTCTCCGTCGGCTGCACCTCGATGCCGGAGCCGTAGAAGGTGAGCTGGTTGACGAGGTGGCCGACGCCGGCGCACGTGCAGTCGCCGATCGCCGCGTTTCCGTACATCGGCCACTGGATGGTGTCGGCCTGCCAGTCGGAGGAGGCAGGCGGGGCGGGGCGTCGCTCGCGCAGGACGGGGGAGAGCGTCAGGTGTGGGCGGGCGGGCTGCGCGGGCAGCTTGCCGAGACGAAAGGTCATGAACGGAACTCCTACGAGAGCAGCTTGACGCGCATGTACGAGCCGCTGGAGATCTTGCTGGAGGTGGCCGAGGACGTGACCTGTGCGGCCTGGATGGCGAGGGTGCCGCCGGTCGTGGTGGTCACCACGCCTTCCTCGATGGCCACGCACTGGTTTGCGTTCGAGTCGCGGGTGCCGTAGGTGCAGGCGGTGGTGAAGCCGTGGACACCCCAGCGGCCGGTGCCGCCGGAGGAGGTGCTGGAGAGGATGACGCCCTGGTCGGGGCCCAGGGCCGACCGGAACCCGGTCGCGCCGGAAGGCACCAGCCACTGGGTTTTGATCCGCGCGGCGTCGATGGCGGCGTAGTGGAGGAAGAACTCGACGCGGTACACCGAGTTCGCGGCGAGCGTGCACTGCAGCTCGGGGTCGGAGGCGACCGTGGTCACCGAGGTCATCAGAAAGTCGTTCTGCTTGTAGACCTCGATGGGCAGTTGCCCGTACAGGTAGGTGAGCGGGTCGTAGACCTGCGCTTTCCACCAGGCGTCGGAGGCCGGGAATCCCGGTGTGGCCTGGGTGAGGGTGGGTCGAGTGGTCACGGGGCCTCCGGTCAGAATCCGAACAAGGGGCTGGTCCCGCCGAACATCGCCGGGGTGTCGAAGCAGGTGGGATAGGTGCCGCCGGGCGGCAGGGTCACGCCGGGCAGCGGCGAACAGATCACGTCGCCCGCGGTGTGGCTCTTGGTGGTGGGCGCGGTGAGGGTGAGCTGCACGGTGCTGTAGCCGGGGCTGACGGTCTGCACGGACTGCACGGTGACGGTCTCCGTGTTGGCGGTGCCGTAGCCGAGGGTCATGGTGAATCCGGCGGGGATGACCGCCTGCGCGGCAATCGCGTTGTTGCCGGAGATCGGTCCGACGGTGATGGTGCTGACGCCGGCGGACGGCGACGTCGTCAGCGCGGCCCAGGCGGCGGAGATGATCCAGTACCGGTACTGGGAGGCGGGGGAGATCTGCAGGCGCAGTTGCAGGACGGCGCCGGTGTCGTCGCCCGACCATTCGATCTGCTCGATGAAGCCGTCCATCGTTTTGGCCGGGGCGAGGGCGGGCCGTTTCACGACGCGTACCAGGTCGGCGAAGCGCAGGCCCAGCGTGGCGCGCTGCAGGGCCACGCTGTGGGCGAGGTCGACGGTGAGTCCCTGCAGGCGGGTGTGCGGGTCCTTGTAGAGGCTGAGCAGGTAGTCGGCCATGTCCTTGCCGGTCTGCGCGGCCACCGGGTTGATGGTGCGGGTCAGGGTCTGCGGGAAGTAGGCGGTCTGCGAGGTGCTGTCGGACGACTCCTGTAGCCGGGTCTGGTCGGTGGCGTCGGCAGCTCCCTCGACGGTGATCTGGACGTCGTTGTAGAGGTGGGCCGGGTCCTGCTCGAATTTGATGTCGTCCCGGACCGGGATCTCGCCGCCCGCCGCGTTCTCGCCGAAGACGGCGACGGGTGTGTTCTGGATCCACCGCCACAGGTGCCCGAACAGTCGCGGCGTCCCGAAGCCGTTGACGGCGAACTGCCCGTTCTCGGTGTCCGCCGCGCTTTGGATGGCGTCCAGGGCGGAGCGGCCGTTCAGGGAGATCGCGCCGGTGGTGCCCTGCGTGCCGGTCGACGCGAAGGAGACGCCGGAGCCGGGATGGAAGTGGGCCAGGTTGAGCAGGCGGGTGATGCGGTCGGTGATGCTGTCGCCCGACCAGCCGCGTGCGAAACCGCGGGACAGGTCGCTGGCTGCACTGAGGCCGATGTCGGCGTTCCACTGCGCGAAGTAGGCGATGTCCCCGTTGAAGCTGGCGGTGTTCTCGCCGTTGCTGGTGACCGTGCCGCCGATCACGTCCATCGTGTAGGTCGACGAGGCCATGCTGGTGCCGGAGGTGATCGTCGCCGGGTGGCCGTCGATGGTGAAGTTGCACGTCTTGCCGTCGGAGGACAGGGACATGACGGCGCAGTGCCAGTCCCCGTCCGTGACGGGGACCTCCGTGATGATGGTCCAGGTGCCCGCGGTGTTGGCCGCGTTCTGCAGCTTGAACGTGATGCCGTTGCCCACGAGTTCGACGTTCGCGCAGGACTGGTTGCCGCTGCCGGTGATGTAGCCGCCGCCGGTTGCGCTCCACACGGTGGCGACGGAGAACCGGCCCCCGGTGCCGGGCACGTTGGTGGTGCGGAAGCAGATGAGGCGCGTCCATCCGCCGTTGGGGAGCATGAGGTGGTCGACGCCGTCCCAGGGCTGCAGGTAGGTCGCGCCGGCCGCGTTGCCGAGGCTCGCGGCCTGGTTGTTGGCCAGGGTCGTCACCGGGCCCGGGACCCCCCACAGGGTGCCCAGGTCGGTCGTCGAGGTGATGGACGTACCGGTGACGATGTTCGCGCCGACGACGTCCAGGCCCCCGCTGCCCACCTGGCTGCCGGCGTAGGGCAGGAACGCGCGGCCGCCCGGGACGTCCGGGCTGGTGCCGAGGGCGGCGAGATCGTAGGCGCACTGCAGGCTGGCCGACTGGGTCTGGGACAGCCAGCCCGGCATGACGTCGGAGTAGGTGAGCTGGGACAGAGGGGCGAGGGAGTCGACGCAGACGACATCAGCCAGCCCGTATTTGCCGTTCTTGTCGTAGGACTGCGGCCACCGCTCGACGAACCCCTGCCAGATCTGGAACCAGCCGCCGGCCGACACCCAGCCGGTCGGCGCGGCCGCCTGCTCCAGCTGCCAGGCGGTGGCCCGCACGGTGGTGGCCGAGGTGGTCGCGGCCTGGGTGACGACGCTGAGCACGGCGAACGCGGCGTTCGAGGGCGCGGTCCCGGAGGCCGTGAGCCGGACCGAGGACGTGGTGATGCCCACGGTCGACGACACGGACGTGCTGATCGACGTGCCCGTCAGGGAGAAGAACTGCAGGCGCAGACGCATGGACAGGGACGTCATGCCGCCTGCGGCGAGCTGGAGGTCGACTCCGGCCGAGTACGCGGCCCCGGGGGTGACCGTGGTGCCCTCGCAGTCGAGGGCCGTCCAGTCCTGCGTCGCCCCGATCAGCCCGAACGCGGCGTTGCTGGCTGTGCCGTTGGGCAGGGCCCAGGTCTGGGCCGTGGTCAGCCCGGACACCGACGCGGGCAGGCCGGTCGCCAGGCCGGGCGTGCCGGTCGACGCGGCCATCGACGTCAGCTGCGATCCGTCGCCGACCCAGAAGTACAGCAGGTTGCGTGACGGGCCGGTCTGCGCGGCGATCCGGGCCCGCCGGTAGGGCAGCACGTAGGGGTAGAAGAAGCTGCTCGCGTTGTCGGGGTCGAACGCGCCGTCGAGGTTGTCCAGGACGAACGAGGCGCCCCCGCTGGTGACGGTGTCCAGCTCGTACTGCCGCCCGGCCAGCGTTGCCTTCCAGGGGCCACGGAGCCGCTTGGACACGGTGTACCAGTGGTTCGGCGCCGTGCTGTTGCCGCCCGCGTTCCACGCGATCTGGAACAGCAGGCGCGGCCAGGTGCCGATCAGGGGGCCGTCGTCGAGAGGGAATCCGGTGGGAACAGTCAACGAGGGCCCCCTTGGTCGGCGGTCAGCGGGTTTTGGCCGAGAGGCCGTTGGAGGTGTTGCGGCGCTCGTGCTGCAGGGCGCGGCGCTGCGTGGTGCGGAACAGGACATCGCCGTCGAGCTTGATGACGATGGGCACGTCCACGTAGGCGCCGCCGGCAGCCGCTGCGGCGAAGTGGCCCAGGCCTGGCCTGGCGGCGCGTGGGATGGCGGGCATCCCGGCGGCCGAGACCGCCCCGGCCATCGCGACGGCAGCGGCCTCGGCGGTCCGGGTCCCGGCCTGGATGCCGTTTGCCAGGCCCCGGGTGATGTAGTCGCCGATCTCGTGGAACACCTGCGACGGGGAGTGGATTTTCAAGGCCTTGCGGATGGCGGCCGCCATCGACTTGGCGATGTGCTCCATCTGCTTCGCGATGGCCTTCTGCTGCGACTTGAGCCCCCGCACCAGGCCCTGGGCCGACTGGATGCCGGCCTTGTACATGGCGTCCGCCGTCGCCGAGCCGACCTTGCCCGCGGCGGTCTTGGCCTGCCCCTGCAGACTGTTGATCTCGGCGACCTGGGCCTTGGTGCCGGACGCGAGCGCGGCGGCCGTGTCGCCGCCCTGGTCGACGCCCGACTCGGCGATCTGCTGCACCAGGTCGGCCCGCAGGCCCTTCTTGCGCAGCGCGATCAGGTCGGCCGCGAACTTCTTGGCCTTGGCGACCTGCGCCCGCATGTTCGCGACCACGTCCTGGCTGGTGAGCGCCACCGAGCCCTCCGGCAGCGCCGTGACGACGGAGACGTTCTGCAGCACGGACGAGGCGACGTCGTCGCGGGTTTTCTTCCAGTCTTTCTGCAGGTCGGCGAGCTTCTTGTTCGCCGCTTTCAGCCTGACCGTGATCTGGTCGCGCTGCTCGGCCAGCCTGACCAGGTGCTGGCCGTCCCTGCGGACGAGGGCCTGCAGGTGCTTGTGCCCGGCGCTCCCGAACTGCCGGTACAGCATGGCGGCGATACGGTTCGCGGCCGACTTCACGCGGGCGGTGGAGCCGGTCAGGCCCTGCACGAGGCCGGCGCCGATGTACGCGCCGATCTCGGCGAACTTGCGCGAGGGCGACTTGATGCCCAGGAACGATTTCGCGGAGTCCAGGGCGCCCTTGGCGAGGTTCTTGAGCGCGCTGAACAGGGCGCTCCCGGCGTGCTCGACGCCGTGGATGATGCCCATGACGATGTTCTTGCCGACGCTCAGGAACTTGGATCCCCAGGACTTGGCCGCGTTCCAGGCCTGGGTGAGCTTGGAGGCGATGGCGTTCTTGACCATGCTCATGGTCGAGGTGATGGTGTGCCAGGCCGACTTCACCGGTCCGGTCATCGCGGCCGAGATCGACCCCCACCAGGACGCCGCGGTCCCGGCAATGGCGCTCCAGGCGGAGCTCAGCCAGCCGGAGACCGTGGCCCAGATGGACTGCAGCCAGTGCCACACGGCCATCGTCGGGGTCATGACCGCAGTGGCAATCAGGTTCCATACGACGATCGCTGCCGACTTGATCATGTTCCAGGCGCCCTTGAGGAACCCCATGACGGCGTTCCACGCGGTCTTGGTCGCGCCGATGATCTGCTTGTGCCAGTGGTTCCAGATCGCGAGCAAGATGGCGATGGGCAGCGCGAAGACCACCAGGAGCAGCGGCCACCACTTCTTGAAGAACCCGAGGATGGCGTGCCACACGCTCATCGTGGTGCGCTGCAGCCACTGCCAGGCGTGCACGATGGGGTCCGTGACGGTGTGCCAGGCCGAGGAGAAGAAGCTGCCCACCGCGTGCCAGCTGCTCTTCACCCAGTTCACGGTCGCGTTCCAGGCGGAGACGGTGCCGTCGCGCACGGAGTCCCAGGCGCCGACGACTGCCTTGGCGACGTCGTGCCCGACCTGCTTGATGAAGCCCCAGACGGCCTTCCAGTGCATCGCGAGCAGGACGATCGCGGCGATCAGCGCCATGACGCCGAGGACGATCCAGGTGACCGGGTTGACCGCGGCGGCGGCCGCCATCTCGTACAGGGCGGCGGTGAGTGCGGCGATGGCCAGGACCAGGACGACACCGATGGTGATGGCGAGGGCCTTGGCGACGTTGCGGTGCTTGGCCATCCAGGACGCGCCCTCGGCGACGACGCCCATGATCTTCTGGAAGGTCGGCATCAGGAACTGGCCGATCTGGATGCCGAGCGCCTCGGCGGAGGCCTTGGCCTCGGCCATCTTCTGGTTGAAGTTCTTCTGGACGTCAGCCCAGCCTTCGATGGAGTGACCGCCGGCCTTGACGTGCTCCTCGATGCCCGCCGTGTTGCGGATGAAGTCCTTCATGTGCGGGCCGGTCAGCTGGAGTGCGGCCTGCATCGACTTGGTGCCGCCGACCATGGTGGCGAGGGCGCCGACGTAGGTCTGCTGCGTCGGGGGCAGGTTGGCGAGCGCCCGCTGGAACTCGGTGGTGTTCTTCGCCGCACCCTGCAGGTGCCGGATCATCACGGTGCCCGCCGGGCCCATGTGCTTCTCGATGGCGTCGGTCAGCATCGTCAGCGTGCTGGCGAGGCCCTTCTTGCCGAGGTTCTGGCCGACCTGCACCGCGTTCAGCCCGAGGTTCTTCATCTCGGTGGCGGCCTTGTTGGACGGGTTGGACAGTTGGCCGATCGTCTGGCGCAGGTAGGTCGCGGCGACGGCGGCCGGGGTGCCCTGCGCGGTCATCGTCGCCATCGCGCCGAGGACCTCGTGCAGTCCGACCTTCGCGGCCGCGGCGACGGGCAGGATCGTCGACATCGACCCGGCGAGGGCTTCGAGGTTGGTCTTGCCCTCGGCCTCGGTCGCGATCAGCGCGTTCATCGTCGGGACGACACTGTCCGCGCCGCTCTTGTACGCGTTCATCGCCGTGGTGGCGGCGTCGGTCGTCGTGTTGAGGTCGGCGGCGCCGACCTTGGCGCCCTGGGCGGAGGCCTTGAGGACCTTGAGGGCGTCCGCGCCGTGATACCCGGCGGACTCCACCATGTACAGGCCCTTGGTGAGCTCTCCGGTCCCCTGGCCGACCTGCCCGGCCATGGCGAGGACGCCCTGACCGACCATGTTCATGTTCTGCGCGGCCTCGCCCGCGCCGGTGCGCACGCGGGTCATCTGGACCTGGAAGTCACCGGCCATCTTGACCGTGTGGACGGCGACGCCGGCCGCCGCGATACCGATGCCGACGACGGCCGCCTTGGCGTACAGGCCGGTGCGCTTGAACGCGCCCGCGCCCGCCGAGTCGGCCGCCGCCATCTCGCCCTTGACGCCCGCGATGGCCGTCTTGACGCCCTTGGAGTGGCCGAGGAATTCGATGAAGACCGGAGGCAGTGCTCCCAAGGGAGGTCACCTCCCTCGGGCTGCTCTGGTGTGGAGTTGTCAGATGCGGGTGGCGCGCCCCCAGGCGATCTGCCAGACGGCGGCCATCTTCGGCTCGGCCTTGCGCAGGCCGGGCCGCACGTAGGGGTACTGCGCCTCTTGGCGCTTCTTGTAGAGGTTGCGGACGCCGCCGCCGACCCCGACGCCGCCGGCGAACCCTCCGCCCGGCACGGGCTTGGGCCGTCGCACGCCGCCGACGCCGCGGGCGAGCTTGCCGGTCAGCCGTCCGGGGCCGCCGCCCTTGGAGACAACGTGCGGGGACAGGTTGAGCTTGACGGTGGCTCCGGTGCGGGCGGACTTGCCGCGGTGGTCCCACCGGGGCCGTCCCCGCATCCCCGAGCGGATGCTCTTCTTGGCGAGCGCCTGGGTGGCTTTCAGGGCTCGGAGCGTTCCGAGATCGATCTCGCGGTCCATCCGTGTGAGCGCGGCCTCGACCTCGCGGGTGCCGCGGACCACGACCGTGATGCCTTCAGGCACTGCGGTTCGCCTCCTCCTGTGCGTTGGCCTTGGCCTGCTCGACTGCGCCATCGACCGCGAGGATCCAGTCCAGGCGCTCGGCGGGCAGGTCGAGCCAGGTATCCGGCGGTCCGACCACCCGGCACAGCTGCCAGTCCCGGTACGCGTCCAGGGGCAACTGATGGGCCGGGTAGTCGTGTTTCCCCTCTAGCGCTACGCGGAGGCGGTAGAGGGCTCGGTAGGGCTGTCCGCCTCGGTCGACGGCGAGAAGTCCGGGCCGCTCGTCAGGGCGCCCTCGGCACACAGTGCCTTGAGCTCGTCGTAGACGCGGCCGGGCAGGTCCTGCAGCGCGTCGAGGGTGACCTCGCTGCCGTAGGACCAGCCAACCACCCTGCTGATGATGAGACGGTCGCTGAGATCGTCCATCAGCTGCAGGGCGTCGTCGCCCATGGCCGTGGCCATCTGCACGGCGCGGGTCTCGTCGATGTCCTGCATGCCCTGGACGCCGCTCTTCTGTGCGTCCTGGATGACCTCGGCGAACGCCGGGTTCTGCGCGAGCTTCATCTGGATCGTGCGCACGGGGCGGCGCAGCCGCTCGGGTGTGTCGTCCATCGCGCGCAGTTCGGCCCACGCTCCGTCGGCCAGCTGGTGGCGGGTGATGCTCATGAGGGTGAGCCCTTCTTACTTGTAGATGCTCGCGGCGATGGCGTTCTGCAACGTCGCCTTGATGGGGCTGTAGCCGGCCGAGGCGCCGACGTCGCTCGTGTTGCTGATCGCCTTGAAGGACACCGGGAGCTCGATGTACTCCTTGCCGTAGGACGGGGTGCCCTCGGTGTAGGCGACCTGCGAGCAGTGCAGCGTCAGGCCGTTGGTGGTGGCCGCGGCGCCCTGGGTGTAGATGCAGTCGAAGGACTGCACCGTCCCGGCCTGGAACGCGGTGCGCTGGGTGGTGTTCTCCATGACCAGCGACAACTTGCCCTCGACGGACACGTCGCCGGTCCAGATCCGGTACGGGTTCTGGGTGCCGGCCGAGCCGCGGATCGCGGTCATGTTCCGCTTGATCGTCAGCTCGCCGTCCTGCACGAACGTCGCGACTCCGGCGATCTGGTTGGTGATGTTCCAGTTCGCGACCGGGGCCACGCCGGTGAACGACGGCGTCGGGCTGGTGGTCGTCGTGTACGGCCAGGTCTGGGCCTTCGCGGTCCACTCGAACAGGCCGTCGGCGTTCCACTTGAACCCGAGCTCGGAGAACTGGGCACCGGCGTACTGCCAGGTGTTCAGCGGGTCGAAGATCGTCCAGGTCTGCGGGGTGGGCTGGGTGTCGCCCGTGCACAGCGTGCTGAAGACGTGCGAGTACGGGGCGGAGCTGCCCGTGGTGACGAGGTCGGGCAGGACCGAGGCGAGCATCCAGCCGATGGTGTCGGCGAACACGTCGCCGCCGAGGTCGAGCTCGGCACCCTTCTGCCCCGGGTACAGGCCGTAGACGTCCACCGGGGCGCCGCGCTGCCCGGTGTCCTCGATGAGGTTGACGTCGTCCTTGGGCGTGAGTGTCTTGTAGGGCACCCATTTGGTGGGCGCGACGGCCGTGCCGGGCACGGTCTCCTTGGCCACGCCGAGTGTTGCGAGATGGGACGGCTTAGGCATCGCTGCCCTCCTTGGTCTGCGCGGCCGTCGAGGCCTTCTTGGCGGGCTTCTCTTCGGGCAGCCAACAGCCGTCGCCCGGATCGGCGGGAAGTTCGTAGACGGTGCCCGGTGCGGGAGTGAGCCCGAGCGTGGGGTAGTACGTGCCGGCGTCGCCGGTGTAGAGCAGCCGCATGGCGCCCTCCCTTACAGGGTCTTGAGGCAGTCGATGCCGATCTCGATGACGGTCTGGCGGCCCTTGTGGTCGGGGTCCCAGCCGGAGGTGTGCTGCACCAAGCCGGGCTTGCCGCGGTCGACGGCGCCGCCGAGGGAGGGGTCGGAGCGCACGACGGCGACCACCAGGTCGGCGAGCTGGCGGGCGCGCGCGAACACAAGGTCGGGGTGGTCGCCGCCGCCGAACACGTCGACGACGACGGTGATCGTGTAGTCCTCGCGCAGCCAGTACGCCCCGCCCGAGCCGACCACGTTCTCCGGGTTGTACTGCTGGTGGACGTCACCGACCATGACGATCTCGTCCGGCTGGTACGGCCCCGGCTCGTCGAGGCAGACCAAGGTGTCCGGCTGGTCGGCAAGCTGGGCCTTGACCCCGTCAAAGATCCAGGTCCGGGCGCCGGGGATGGACGACGCGGGGATGTCCCCGATGGGCGTGGTCATGCGATCCCCGGTGGGCGCTTCTGCGGCTGCCACAGCTCCAGTACGCGCTGCGGGAGAGCGAACCCGGTGGGAACGCCGCCGCCCTCGCCGTCCAGGGAGGCGCCGCCGAAGCGGGGCCGGCCGCCCTGCTGGGTCAGCTGCCACAGGTGGCGGATGAGTTCCAGGGCGCCGAGGCGCACGGTCCAGGGGATCGCCCCGGAGCGTCCGGCGGTGTAGACGACCTTGACGTTCTTGATGCCGCCCGGGAAGCAGACGGCGCCGCCGGTGGCCCGGCGGGTGATCTGCCCGCGGTCGAGGTCGACGGTGTACCCGTAGGCGTCCGTCGAGGTGCCGAGCGGCTGCTCGGTGAGGACCCAGGTGGACGCGGACACGTACTCGGTGACCGACTGGACGGAGGCGAGCGGCAGCCAGTCGACCGTGATCGTCGGGTTGCCGCCGTTGTGCCACTCGGTGTGCTGCTCGGGCAGCATCGGGCCGACCACGTCCCGGGCCTGCTCGCCGGCGGCGAGGATGAAGCCCTGCATGTCCGCGTCGACGGACGTGTCGCTGGCCGGGATCTTGCAGTGTGCCTTGGCCGAGGCGAGGTTGACGACCTGTCCGATCATCGGCGGCCGTACCTCGAACTGCGATTCGCTGACGAACCCGACCCCGGTGCCGTTGGCCGTCCACCGGTACAGCCACACCCCGGCCTGGGCGACCGCCGGGACGACGGCCACGTACTGGCCGCCGCCCGTGCCCGCGGTGACGGACGGGGTGGTGACGGCGCCGGTGGGGTCGGTGACGGTCAGGACGACGGACACCGTGCCGGTGGCGGGGGCGCCTGCGTCGTCGAGGACCGTCTCGGTCAGCCGTACATCCTGTCCCGAGAAGTAGATCAGCCACATGACGCCCCCTCCCGTCTCAGGTGGCGACGACGCGCGGCACGAACCCGATCGCCGAGCCGCCGGTGATCGTGGCCGGGGCCGTGCCGGTCAGGGAGGCGCCCGAGTTCTGGGCCAGGACCAGGTCGCCGGTCACGAACCCGGAGACCGCGGCCGCGACCGTAGCCGCGCCGAGCAGGCTCGGCGGAGTGGTCGCCTTGACCATGACCGCGGCCTGGTAGATCCCCGAGCGGGGCACCGCATACGGAGTGGCCAGGGCCAGCGTCTTGGCGGTGCTCGCCGCCCATGCCGCCGTCAGCTGGTCCGCCGTCTGCGCGAGCAGGACCGGTGTGTTGCTGTCGTCGTAGAGCGCGAACCACCAGTTCGTGGGCGTCCCGGCGGCAGTCGCACCGGACTTGAACGTCAGGTTCGTGACCAGGTCACCTGCCTGCAGGTACAGGGCGGTGGACTGCATCGTCTGAGTCGTCAGCGACGCGAAGTCGTTGACGACCGCGGCCCGGTCGAGGTTCGAGCGGTAGGTGCTGCCCGGCTGCCCGGACAGCATCCACTCGCGGTTCTTGGACGGGTAGCGTCCGTTGGTCAGCGGCATCAGGCGCCTCCGCCCCGGGTCTCGGGCGCCTTCGCGGCCGCCGTGGTGCGCTTGCTGCGGCCCTTTGCTGCGGTGGCCTCGGGCTCGTCGCCCTGCAGCGCCGTGCGGATCTCCCGCGCGGCAACCGCGGCCTGCGCGGCGGGAATGTCCTGCCCGGCCTCGGCGAGGTGCTCCGCCCGGTCCTCCAGCTTCTCGGCCTCGGCGGTCAGTTCGCCGCGGACGCGATCGATCTGGGCCTGGACCTCGCTCACGCGCGGTCCGTTCGTGCAGCTGGCCAGCTCGTTACGGAGCCCGGCCAGTTCAGCGACGCGATCATGCATCGCGACTCTCCTCACTGGGGGAAGTGACCCCGGGCCGCCGCACCCTCAACGACGGCCCGGGGAGCTGGCGGGATCAGTAGCCGGCCGCCGGGATCAGGCCGGTCCCGGAGACGACCGAGATGGCCTCCGGGCGCCGGTTGCCCATGAAGGCGAAGTAGTTCCACACCTGGAAGCGCACCTGCAGCGTCCCGGAGAGGACCTCCTGGAGCACGCGGGTGCGCATGCTGCCCTCGAACAGGTAAAGGTCGGAGGTGCGGGCGGTGATGATGCGGGTCTCGTTGGTGCCCGCGCCGAGGTTGGAGGGGATGTTGCCGTCGGTCAGGACCGGCAGCGCCATCACGCGGCCGGCAGGGCCCTCGGAGACGGCGCCGGTCTGGAGTCCCAGGACGTTGAAGCCGGTGCCGCTCTCGATCTGCACCAGCGGCCGGTTGGAGCTGTCGAGCTGGGAGGCGATCCAGTACCACATCGACGGCGTCATGAACGTCGCCAGGGCGGGCATCTTGCGGTTCTTCTCGACCTGGGATGCGGCCTGTGCGAACGACGGCCACAGCTCCGGCAGGGTCGGGCTGGCGTCGGTGTAGGTCACCGAGTTGAGGCTGCCGACGTTCAGGATGCCGGTGGCCTGGCCGGCCGAGCCGGAACCGTTGATGACCTGCAGGTCCAGCTTCATGTTGTAGTCGGCGATCAGGTCCGAGAAGATCACCTCGTCGAAGGCGATCGGGGACTGGTCGAGCAGCTGCAGCGCCACGTCCTGCTGACCGGCGATGGTGCGGACCGGCGCGCTCACCGACGTGTCCGTCAGGTCCTGCGAGGTGACGGCAGCGGCGTCCGCGGTCTGCACACCGACGGCGGTACCGGTGGACACCTTGGGCAGGTTGATGGAGTCGGTTCCGGACGGCAGCGTCAGGTTGCGCACCGAGTTGGCGATGGTGCGGCCGAACCGCGGCAGGTCGATGTACTCGTCGACCATCCACAGCGGCGGCACGAAGTAACCGCCCTGCCCGTCCGTGCGGTTGGGGTTGGTGCGGCGCTCGAAAGCGGACTCGGCGACCCGGTCCGAGACGCCCTCCAGGCTCCGGATGCCCTTCTCGGCGGCGGCGTCACGCGCGGCCAGCCGGCGGGGCAGGTCGACCTCGATCTCCTCGCCGTGCCGCCGCAGGCGCTCGCGGGCGGCGGCCGGACCGCCGTCCCCGTCACCGCGGTTGAGCTCCGCGCGGGCCAGGTCCAGGAAGTACGAGTGCCGGGCCTCCTTGGCGTAGGTCTTCGGCTCGGAGACGACCTCGACACGGCCGACGCTGTACCGCTTGGCCATGTCGGCGGCAGCGTCGTCGCGCTTCTGCTGCTCGTCGAGTTCGACCATCCGCGCGTCGATCTCGCGGATCTCCTTCTCGATGGCGTCGAAGCGTGCCTGCTCGTCGTCGGTGGGGTTGCGCTTCTCTGCGGTGGGCGTCTCCAGAACGCGGTCGAGCTCGGTCTTGCGCTCGGCACGCCGTTCGATCAGGCCCTGCATCAGGGTGTTGGGCATGGTCGTCCTCTCGGGAACGGGGGATGGGCGGTGGCGTGCCTGCGGCTCGGGTGGTGGTCCGGGTGACGGGCCAGGTGGTGCCCCGGGTGCGGGGTCCGGCGTGGCGGTCGGCGCGGCTCCGGCGCGATGGCAGGCGGTGAAACTCAGAGGGCCAGCGCGCGGGCGCGGGCCTGCAGCAGGCCGAGGGTGGGCCCGGAGGGGGCCGGCTCGGCGGGGGTGAACTCGGTGGCGAGGCGATCGAACACCTCGCGCCGCTGGTCCGGCGTCAGCCGCTGCAGCTGCGCGGACACGTCACGGGAGTTGAGGGTCGCGCCGGCCGTGTTCGGGTTGGCGCCGTAGTTGACGATGCTGACGTCGCCCTTGTTGAGGGAGACCTCGAGGATGTCCCGCTGGTCGAAGTCCGGGGACCACTGCTGGCGGGTGATCCAGAAACCGAACGACATCTCGTCGACGTCGCCGCGGTCCATCGCCGAGCGCAGCGCCTGCACGTGCGGGCTCGCCGGGTCGAGGTCGGCCTCGGTGTGCAGGCCGGTGTCGTCCTCGGCGAGCCGCATCGTCCCGGACTTGGTCCGGGCGAGCGTGAGGCCAGCGTGGTTGACGAGGAACGGCACGTCCGCGCTCTCGGCGAGGGTCTTGGTGAACGCGCCCGCGCGGACGACCTCGGTGAACGGGCCGAGCCAGTCCTCCATTTCGTAGCCGATCTCGGTGATGCAGGCGTAGCCGGTGAACGTCAGGGCGTCGCCGCCGGTCCCGTTCGCCTTGGCACGGAGCTCGACATCGCGGAACGGGACGGCGCGGTGCTGCAGATCGGTGGGCCGCTCGGCCCGCACGGACAGGTCAGGCATCGCGGCCTCCTACTTCTTCGGCGGGGGCGCCGGGGGATCGACAGGCGGTGGGGGCTCTTCGGGCGCGCCGGCATCGCCGGCGTGCGCGCTGTTGAGCGGAGCGGCGATGTCGTCGCCGCCCTCGATCGGCGGGAGCTTCTCCTTGCCGCGGATCTCGTTCTGGGTCATGCCGCCGATGGTTCGGGCCGTGGCGTACCAGGACCAGCGGCCGGCGGTGTCGGTCCGCTCCAGGGCCGAGGTGTCGAAGATGGCGTCCTGGCCGCGCGGCAGCATGGCGGTCCAGGCGTCCTCGAAGGTCCCCAACCAGTCATCCAACGTCCATACGCGGAATCCCAGGGCCTGCTGCTCGATGCCGGTGCCCCAGCTGGTGGTGCGGTCGACCTGCCCGAGCATGTGGGGCGGGATCCCGTACAGCATCGCCATGTCGAGGTTCTGGGCGGCTCGGGTGCCCAGGAACTGGGCGTCCTCGGGGGTGACGCTGATGTTCGTCCAGGCCGCGCCGCCGGACAGGACGCCGATGGCGTGCGCGTTGGCCAGCCCCGAGTGCGAGGCTTCGAAGCCTTCCTTCATCTGCCGGGCACGCGTCTTGTCGAGGTCGCCGGGCACCGTGATCACGCCCGTCATGTGGGCGCCCTTCCCGAAGTACTGGGCGCCGTACTGCTCGGCGGCCAGCCCCAGGCCGATGGCCTGCCGGGCGTAGCTGACCGGCGAAATACCGGTGGGTGACCCAGCCATGCACATTCCGGTCAGGTGCAGCATGTCGTTGGGGTTCTCGACCGTGATCCGGTTGACCTCGTAGTCGCGGCCGCCGTCGTCGTTCATCGTGACCTTGACCTGGTCAGGGTGGAGGACGGCGATCCGTGACGGGCGGAACAGGTAGTCCCGGGCGGTGACGATGCCGTACCCGTTGCCGCGCAGCAGCAGGGAGATGGCCAGCTGCTTGAGTCCGGCGCGGCGGGTGGGGAAGCGGGTGTTGCCGGCTCCGCCGAAGGGGTCGGCGACGATCGTCGGTGCCGTCGGGGTCGGTACTTGGACGCCGTCGCGCGTGATCATCGCGTTCAGCGGCAGCCGGGCGATCGCCGAGGCCAGGATGCGCACGCACGCCTGCAGGGCGATCAGCTGCATGGCTGTCTGGTCGTTGACGGCGATCCCGGACGCTGTCGGCGTCGTGAGGCTGCCGTTGGTGGGGATGGAGCTGTCGCCGAACTGCTGCAGGGTGCGGCGCTCGGCCGCACGGCGGGACAGGCTCATTCGCCCACCGCCCATCCGATGTACACCAGGACCGCGCCGAGGGCGGCGAGGCCGGCCTGCGGCTGCCACCACCATGCGTCGCCCACCAGGCAGCCGAGTCCGGCCACGTCCAGCGCGTCGGTGAGCGTGCGGCGCGGTCGCTGCGGTCGGGGCAGACGTGGGAGCTTCACAGCACCTCCTACAGGTCGGCCCAGCTGAAGAACTGCGGCGTCGGCTCGGGCTCGGGGGCGGTGCAGGCGCGGTCGAGGGCGATGATCGAGGCGACGGCGAGGTCGATCTTCCGGGGGCTGCCCTTGGTCTCCTTGAAGATCATCAAGCCCCTGCTCGTGTTCCGGACGACCGCGTTGCCGAAGTGCCGGGCAAGGCGCGGGTCGTCAGAATGCGTGATCGTCTGATTCATGACGCCCTCGAAAAGCCTCTGCGTGGCGGGCACCATGCGCTGCGGCGACTGGGGGAACTCGACGACGGGCAGACCCTCCTCCTCCAGCACCTGGTAGGTGCGCGCCCACCGCGCCGGGTCGCAGACGATCTCCCGCACGCTCCACTTTCGGCAGGCCTGCCGGATGGCGTCCTCGACCTCCAGGATCGGCACCGACCAGTCCGGCGGGGCCTTGGCCGGGCGTTCCCAGGCCTGGACGACGGCGATGTGAGGGCGCCGGAGCCCGGCGTTCATCTCGGCGGCGAGACGGTCGCGTTCGTCCTCGTCGAGGTCGGCGTGCGCCGGGTCGGCTGGATCGAATTCGAGCGGCTCACCGGGGCGAACGACCACCAGCGCCGTGGAGTCGTTGTTGAACGACCCGTCGAAGCCCAAGACGACCTCGACGCCATCGGGAACCTCGGCCTCGGCGTCCTCGCACCTCTCCCACACGCCCTCGGGCAGCCACAGCTTCGCCGCGGTGACCCAGATGTTCAGGCGCTTGGTCTTGTAGTCGGCCTCCGGCAATTTCCTGCTGACGGCGGCCATCTTCTCCGGGTCGAGGAAGTCGCCGTAGGCCGGGTTCGCCTGCTCCCACACCGACCGGTCCAGGTAGTTGAAACCGCGGACCCGGTCGTTGGTCTCGTAGATGCGAGCGCCGTACCGGGGGTCGTCGACCTCGCCCTTCATGACCTTCTTGGCGTACTGGTACTGCTGGAAGCAGACCGTGTCCTCGCCGCTCGCATCGGTCTTCTTGCCGAACGTCGAGATGCCGATGATGAGCGGCTGGGCGCGGGTGTCCGAGCCCTGGTTCATCACGTTCCACAGCTCGTCGTTGGGCTGCGCGTGCAGCTCGTCGAAGAGCACGCGGCTCGGGTTGAGGCCCTCCTTGGTGAAGGCCTCGGAGGACAGGGCCCGGTAGACGGCGCCGGTGGCCGGGTACTCGATGGCGTCCCGGTAGACCTTGAGGAGTCCGCCCTGCTTGGCGTCCAGCTCCGGCGACATCTCGACGGCCGCCTTCACCTCGCCGAAGATCAGTTTCGCCTGGTCCTTGTCCGCGGCGCAGCTGTACACCTCGGCGCCCGGCTCGTCGAGGATCCCGTCGATGGCCAGGCCGGCGCCCAGCAGGCTCTTGCTGTTCTTCCGGGGCACGAGCAGCAGGTACGTCCAGTACTGGCGCTGCCGGGTGCCCGGAAGCAGGCGCAGGATGTCGCAGATGACGTCCGCCTGCCACGTCCGCAGCCGCACGAGCTCACCGCGCTGCACACCCTTGGTGAGCCGCAGGTACGACTCGATCAGCTCGCACGCGAAGATGCCGTCCGTGTTGTCCTCGGTCCACCGGGACGTCTCCGGCGTCCACAGCTCGGGGCCGCGCGGCAGCGTGCGGGGGAAACGAGGCGGCGCCGCCCTACGCGCCACCGGAGCGCTCCTGCTTGCGCGCGAGCAGCTCCTCCAGCCGGGACTTGGCCTTCACCTCGGCCACCCCCAGGCGCGTGCGGTCCGTGGGAGTGAGGCCGAGCGCGGACAGCAGCTTCGCGATCTCGGTCTCCAGCGTCGACAGCATCCCGACGAGCGGGTTGGCGTAGGCGTACCCCTTGTCGGTGTACAGGACCGGATCGGAGGCCTCCAGCCGGACCATGAAGTCCTGCCGGCGGTCGAACTTCTCGCACAGCATCACGAGCGTGGGCCGGTCCGACTCGGCCAGCCACTTGCACTGGTCGAGGACCAGCTCCCACACCGCGCGTCCGGCCGGCTGAAGCTGAGAGGGGACGTCGTCCACGACTGGGGGCAGCGCCACCACGTTGGAGGCGTCGGGCAGGGCCCGCTTGCCGGGGTTGCCGAGTTTCCGCTTACGTTCCGTGGGAGTTGGCGGCCGTCCTGCGGGCAAGATCGCCACCCCCCTGGCAGGTCACAGACCCCCCGGGGTCAAATTTCGCGGTTGCGTGTGGGGGATGGGGGGCCGGGTCCGGATAGGTGCACGCCCCACGGATCTCCCCGCCCCCCCACCCGCGCCGACCTCCGGCCAAGGCTCGGCCGAGGGTGACCGCTACCGGGCGTGCTTGCGGGCGTTGCAGCCACGGCACAGGATCTGGATGTTGGTCGGGTCGTCGGTGCCGCCGGCTGCCTTGGGTGTGATGTGGTCGCCGGTCAGGTCGCTGGATGCGTGGGCAGGTACTCCCCATCCGGGGCACCAGTCGCCGTGTGCCGCCTTGTGCTCGGTCACTGCTGCGGCTGCTGCGGTACGCCAGGCCTGGGTGTAGCCGCGCTGGTGTGCGCTGCCTCGGGCCCGGTCCTGTCGCTGCTGGTACTGCTGCTGGTGGGTGTCGCACCTGCTGGCGTTGCGGGTGAGGGTGCCGCACACCAGGCAGGGGCGTTGGCGGCGTGTGGCCATGCTGTCTCCCTGCCTGGTGGCTGGCGTGTCAGCGCCTGCGGAACAGGCAGATCAGGGCGGTGCGCTCACCGCCGAGGGTCTTGCTCTCGCTGGCTGCCATGTTGGCCAGGGCCCAGCCCTCGGCTTCAATGGCCTCGATCTGTTCGCCGACGCCGGTCATCGGCGCTGTGGTCTTGCTGCTGACATTGGCCTCAATGATCTTGTAGGTGAGGACGGCGCGTCCCTCGGTGTACGCCTTACGAGCTTCGTCGCTGGCCTTGCTCGCCTTGGCGTTGTTGATGAACCCCATGGTTCCCCCCTTGGAACTGGTGGTGAGGGGCTCAGTGTTCCGCAGGTCTGTGCAGGTGGGGGTGGTGTGTCCGTCCTGTGACACGACGAAACCCCGGGGGCTCAGGGCCGTTCCGGGGTTTCGTGTGCGCGTGTGGTGCCCGTGTGCGGGCACAGCTGTACGTCGAAAGCGTTACATGTCGCTGACCTGCGGTCAAGCGGCCTTGCGGGTCTGTCGTTTGGCTGCGAGGGCGGCGACGTCTTGGATGGGGTACCAGGGCTGTCCGACGGTGCCGCCGGAGCGGGTGAGCTGTCCGCGGTGGACGAGGAGGCGGACGCCTCCGAGGGTGATGCCGAGTTGCCGGGCGACCTGGTGGGCGGTGAGGTGGCCGGGCCGGATGATCTGCGACTCCATGC